TGACCTCAGTTTTGTCCCCTGTTGGTATGTAATTTCTTGGCATACCGTTTGCAGTGGTTAAAGATCTTGGATCCAACTCTATATTTTGAGAAGGAATGCCTATTTCAGACTGTGAAAAAGATTTATCTTTTTTATCCATAGTTTTCTCCTTATTTTATTTTAACTTATCCTACTTTTTTCTTTTTTGCCATTTTTTTCTTAGGAATTACGCCTCTAGCCATCAAAATGTCTTTTTTCGTAATTTTTCCATCTCCAGAGACATCAGGAAATGATTTTTTCTTTTTTTTCATTGTTTTTTTCATCTGTTTTCTCCTTCATATTTTTCTATTTCAACACTTGGCATCATTTTATCCACATTTGGGATAGATTTACCCAAGATTGTCTTTTCAATCGATGTATCAGCTCTTAGGTTTGCCAAGTCTTCGTTCTGTTCAAGCTTATCTTCTTGATTTTGTTGATTCATCATAGCTTTCATCTTATCAAGATTGATTCTTTCTTGTCCTTCAACCTTTTTACGTTCGTTATCTTGTGCTCTAAGATCTAATTCTCTTGCTCTTAACTTAGCAATTGGGTCATCACCAAAACCAGAAGTAACTTCTCTCTCTTCTTTTAAAAATTCTTCCATCATTTCAGCAATCAAGACAGCTTTTCTAGCTTCAATACGTAAAGTCATTTGTCTAAGTTGTTCTGCAACTTGTGGATTAGCTTGAGCCATCTGTTGCATCTGTTGCATTTGAGGGATCTCATCATCAAACTCTATTTCAATTTGTTCTTGTGCCATCAGACTTATATGCTCCATAATATTTTTCTCCATTGCAGCCATAATCATGGGATTGTTTTGTGCCATGTTAGTTGCCATAAAATTTAAATGAGAAGTCATATGTGCTCTATGATCTTGGCCCGGGAAAGCATTAAAAGGTTTACCTGATAAAGCCATAATGTTTTCTAAAGCAGGATCCATTGGAGCAGGCGGTTGAGGTTTCATTAAAATAGTATCAATATTTTTTACACCCAATGCTTCGTACATATGTCGATACGCTTGATACATATTGTGCATCTGCGGATTTGATTGTGCCAGCTGCAACTCTGTTTGTGCGAGGGAAATACGCTGAGTTTGAGAAAAGATGTTGGGATCGGCAACTGGCAATATATCTACTCTATCATCAAAGTCCATTTGTTTAATAAATCTTTGACCCCCAACTACGTCATACGGATATTCCGGTGGTAGATATAACTTGAATACTCTTGCTAATAATTTGAATTCGTTTTTCAAAGAAGAGTAAATTCTTTTGTGAATAGCAGACATAGTTCTGCTGCCACGTTCTAATAATGCAACTGTAGTTCCAACTGCTGCTTGTTGATTACCATCACCAACTTGTAGATCAGCAATTGATGCAAATCTTTGACCAGCGTTAACAACAATACCCATCAAGTTTAATAATGTAGCTGATGGTTCTTTGAATGGTAACATCATAAATGAATCTTTTAAGTTTCCACCTGGTGCATCTACATCTCTAAATTCACCTGGTTGAATTGACTGTGCATCATCTCTAATTCTAATACCACGCATTTTAAATCCAGCGGGTAAGTTAGATAAAGTTCCTGCATCCAATAATTGACGGAGTGCGGCAGTTGCAGTTCTGCTTAAACCGCCAATCATGTGGATTAGACCGAAGCCATAAAAGCCCAGTCCTGGAAGAAATTTGAAATGAGTAAAGTATGGAATTTTAGTTTTAGTTGGATCACCAATTTCATAGTTACGTCTAATAGATAAAACATTTCTTGTTGCTTCATCAACTGTTACTATGTATGGAATTTTAATTCCTGAAGGTTCACCTTCTTCATCAACATCTTCAAAACCTTCAATATCTAAATTAACATGGCATTCTAAAAGAGTATAGACATCATCATCTTGAGTTTTTTTTTGACCTTCTAATTCTCTTTCTTTTTTTTCAACGTCATCTTCAACTTGTCTTGGAGAACCAAGATCAATGTCTACATAAAAACCTGCTACTTGTTGTTTTTTTAATTCGTTCTTAGAAACCTTTACCCGATGGATGATTGCCTCTGCATCGTCTAATGAGGTAGCCGTGTAGGGTACAATCAAATCATCTGCCGGTACGAACTTTGATACTGCTTTTTTTGATAACTCATCGTAATAAGTTTTCTTAAAAGCTGACCCTGCTAATGGAAGATAGAATAGCATTTGATCAAAGTCGGGCTCATAGTCTTTCATTTTTTCCATGAGCTCATAGTTCATAAAATCTTTAACACGTTCTGCTTGTTTTGTTTTTTCTTCATTAGGTGCACCAATCACTTGAGTTCTAACTGGTCCATCTGCTGGAAGTAATTCTTTATAAGCTAGTGCTTGAAATTGAGTAACAGCTTCTGCAAGAACTGGGTGAGTTGCACCACTTGCTCCTTGAAAAGGTTCTGTTCTCATATCATATTTAAAACCTAATAAATCTAAACCTTGAGTGTAAGAACGTTCCCATTCTTTTCTACCCATTTGATAATCTTGATATTTAGCTGAAAGGTCTGAACCTATTTCATCTAAAACATTTTCTGGTAAAAATTCTGCTAAGTTTACGTAATGCTCGTCGCCACCTTCTGGTGAAACGGCTTTAGGATCAAAATCTATTTCAACTGATCCATCTTCTTGTTCATTAACTTCAACAGGCCCTGGAGCTTGTTCCAAATCCTCTTGAGTTTCAACTACTGTCTCTGCTACTGCTTCCTCACTAGGAAGTTCTATTGAGCCTCTTGGACTTTGAGTCAGAGACTTGTCTATTTTGTCTGCCATTTATTTTCTCCAGTTTCACTGTTTTAACAGTATTATAATTAATATTCAACCCCTGTGGCGTGGGTCCAGATTCAGGCGGCAGGAGCCAGGTCTTAGGGTATTTGTTACTCATCGTATGTATATTTTCTCATGTTTTCTAAATCATCTTCTTCAATGTATTCTTCTACGTCTTTAAGTTTGCCTTCTGCATCAGGTCTAGCGCTTGCTTCGTTATAAGTATAGCCTCCGGTCTCAGGGTCATAATCTAATTCCATTTGATTTTCTTTGTAAAGCATATCTCCATCTTGATCTATTTCTCTAATGATTGTTTTATTACCTTTTTCTGTAACAACATAATTATCTACTTGATAAACGTCTTTAAATTCTTCTGGTTTGTTACCAGTAAAATATTCCATTCCTTTTGTTTTAGCTTTTAATTTAACTTTAGCAATAAGATCCATTAAAAATTCAGGGACACCATCAGCACCTCTTCTAACTACTTCAGCTACTTTTGGTGCTTGAGTTCCAATATCAATAAATCTTCCAAGTAAAGGTATAGATGCAAGTCCACCCATAATTTTCATAAATTTTCTTTTCTTAGGATCTTCGGGTCCGTCTGCAAAACCCATACGTCCACCATATGCTGCAGATGATCTGGAAATTAATTCTTCTGTATCTTTTTCTTCTTGTAGAAACTGTAGTCTTTCTTCAGGGTCCATAGCTTCAATCATACGATTTTTCTTTTGCTCTTCATCGTAAAGTTTTTTAATTCCTTCAGCTCCAAGCATAGTTAAACCAACAGGAGTCATGACACTAGGTGCTCTTGCAGCTAAAGCTCCAAGTTTTCCAAATTTTGATAAGCCTTGTAAACCAAAAAAATTACTCATAATTCCTTTTGGTAGTTTACCCGCAATTCTTCTTACTTGTTCAGGTAAAAGTAATTCTGCACCAGCTTGACCTAGATTAGGATCATCACTTAATAATTCAGTTCCTGCTAATGTTAAACCAGCTAAAGGTGACCCCACTGCTCTTACAGTATTGCCTACACCTCTTGCAATTTGTGGAGCATACTTCATACCAAATAAAGTTCCTGCTCCGATAGCTTCTGCTGGTAAACCTGGTTCCTCTGTTTCTTTTTTAACAGGGCTTACATCAGACATCATAGATGCTGATGCAAGTTGATTTTCAATATCTTTATAGGGATCACCTAATTCAACTCTAAAGTCAGGATTTTTTTGAACTAGTTTTTCCATTGTATTTAAAAAACCAGGAATGTTTCCTTTTCTCATTTGTCCTAAACCTCTTAAAGTTAAACCTGAGTTCTGAAGAACATTTTTAAATTTTGGATTTTTTAAAACATCAATCATTTTATTATAAGTATTATCAATTGCAGAAGTTAAATTAGGGTCTTTTTGAATAAATTCTTTAAAGTTAGGATTTTTTTCATATTGAGATTGTAAAACTTTTAATGATTGTGGTGATGTAGTTAATTCTGTAAAGTATTGTCTAAAAGCTTTTTCAGGTTCATAAGTAAAATTAAAATCTTTTGTTGGAGTTATTTTATTGTTAACAATTTTATATGCATCTTTACCTTTTACTTCTGGATAAACTGATTTAGTTAAGTCATTTAATTCTTGTAGATTTTTATCTACATCTATTCCTTGATCAATATTATTTAATAAAGCTTTTCTTTTTGTAGAATAACCTCTCCAACC